TCATCCTCTGTTTCCATAGGAATCTTACCGTCTATCTTTAAGTTTCGCTCACGGTTCGCATCAATACAATTAGAAGTGATCTCACGGACAATCGAACCAATAGGGTCCGAGTATAAATTAATCAGGCTATCCATAATGATAGCCTGTGAACCGTCCGTGATCTTGAACTTGTGTTGTTTTTGTACGCCGATAACTTCATCGACGTGGTGTTGTTGTTGTATTTTCATTTATTCAAAAGGATTTTCTGGTGGAACTAAAGGATCTGTTATTTTCATCTCTTCTGTATACATTTCTATAGATAGATCAGGAACAGAAGACAACTCGGAATCATCTGGAAGAACAGTGTTTAGTCTGTCTTCTATATCTTCACGTAAGTCAGGATGTTTATAAAGGACCTTAGCCACCTTATGGTTTTCGTCTAAAATTTGATGAAATTTAAATATCAAGATTTTATATTCTTGAGAAAATTTAGAATACTTACCTTGTTTAAAACAATCGTACTCATGCTGATAGTCTTTAGGAACGTCAAAAATAAACATTACATGATACTTATCAGGGTCGTACTTAGCTTTAAATAATACAGTGTGTTCTAAATAATCTTCGTATTCTATAAATCTTGGATTACCTACATACCTATACAGCAAAAAAATATGGTTATTATATCCAGAATACTCATCAGCGCCTATATAAGCGTTGATAAGATTCTGTTTAACAATATCTAATTTTGTGCTGAGCATAGGAAGAATGTAAGTAAAGCTCTTGTTAAGCATTTGTTTCGGCACAATATCAATCTTCCCCATCACAATCTACTTAATATGATACAACCTCTTCGTATCCTTGTTTTACATTAAAGTTATTTGATTCTTTATAATGTTTTAACTCGGTTAAAAGACATTTTATCTCTTCATTACCTTCATCAAGCCATTCTTGAGGTAATTTATATACTGCTACATCATACGAACCTTTTGTATCTACAGCAACAATAAAAGCTTCTATAGTATAATCAGGGTATTCTGCTTGTGCAGCATTAATATAAAATGCTAGTTGTCTATAATAAGAGTAGTTTATACAGGCATACATAAAACCTGTAACGTGCCAATCTCTAATTAGTACACCAGTTCTAAGCTTTTTTGGTAATGGCTCGCATGTACCATAAACTTGGCTACTAGTAGTTTTAAGATCTACAATAGTTACAGTTTTATTTTTATGATCAACAATAATTCTATCTAATTTAGATTTACAATCTATATCATATTGTTTAAAGAATATTTCTCGCTCGTTATGCGTTTCTGTTTTTGATTCTTCGTTATACTCTGTAAATAATAACCTATTAGATACTACATGACTGCGTAAAGATGTTAGACATCCTTCTACAATTTGCTTATCTTTTGGTGTAAGTGCTATTTTACCGTCTGCATCTTTTAGAAACTCGTAAAACTTTACATTCTCTTCTTTGTTTTTAAAACTTTTAAGAATAGTTTCTGGTTTAGAATGCGATGGTTTATAACCAGACATTTGATACGCCATATCAGATATTCTATCTTCTGGTGTACCAACTTTCTCTAACTCATAATAAGCTTTAATATACTCACCCATTTTACCTCCAACAGGCTCTACGTCTGCTAGTATAAATGTATCAGGCTCTAGCGTAAATCTATGAATAAGAGTACCAAGTTCTAAAGCAGCACTTTTAGTTTGCATTTCTTGTCTTTTACGCATAACAAATCTGCGAGGAGACACTTTTAACTCATTCAAGTCACTGTTAGAGATTTCTTCTCTACCGTAGTAATTTTCTTCGGACATTTTCTTTTTCTTCTGTTTGTGTTAGTAATTCCATGTATTCATTATATAATTCTTGCCGCTGTTTATGGGCTTGAATTTTTGCATTTGCGACTTTACGATCTCCGTCGTCAACCATATGATCCACGTATAGTTCTGGGTCATCTAGTGCACTCTCAAGATAGTATCGTACTACATTATCTCTACGATTATCCATCGCAGATGTCAATAATCTAATATCCATGAAGTGTCTAAGATAGTTAAAGCACTTTGTCTTAAACTCTTCTGTGTATTGAATTGTCATAATTATGATTTTAAAACGTTAATATAAACTCCTGGATTGTCTTTATCGTATTCAAACTCTAAGAATATAGGAAGCATTTCGTCTGCATTATCATCAGTTATCCACCCGAATTTTACCATCTGATCTTGTATAGTCTGTGCAGGATTTATGTAGTCAAACTTATGTCTACTCTTCCTAATAAACTTAAACGAGATTCTGTATGGTTTTTTGTTTTGTGAATCTTTTCCTTTTAATAACTTGTGAAACTCTTTCTTATTTTCTACCCAATATTTTTTACTGTTTTTGTAATAGCGTTGGGTTTGTTTGGAAACTATAAAGTACCTTCCTGTCCATCTTCTACCGTTCTTACTTGACGGTACGTTTCCTGGTATGAATATCCCTCTTGGCATGTGTATTCTATTAATTCTGCAGCAGCTCTAAGGCTATTATTAGCTATAAAGTCTGACAGATCTTTTGCTTTGTAGTCAAAGGTATTAAATTTTCCATTAGTAAAAAATAATGGTATAAACCTATACAGTTTCCTATGTTTGTTAGCAAAAGCTACGCCAGTGCGGTCAAAGTCATATAATATGTATATTCGTGCAAATCTGTCATATAAATTCTTGACAACATCTGCAGGAATGACACAACTTTCTGACGAAGGCGCCACTGCAGGTATATCCCATATACTCAAACACATAACATCTTTTAATGATTTAGTAATCACTAGTGTATCGCCGCTATCAGGCAGTTGGCTCAAACCTTGAAGGTCAGATACACTAGTGTTACTAAGCCATTTATATTTGCCGTATGGTTGGTATATTTTCATTCGTCCTTTCCCAAAGTCATAAGCGTATATCGGATTGTAACGATTAGCGCTAACAATGAGATTATCATTAACCCACACGTGTTCTGCGGGTTTGACGTGAAATTTATTAAGGATGTCACAACATATTCCATATTTAAACCAGAAATTTTTATCCTCCTGCTTATTCCAGGGACGTGATTTAATTTTAATAGTAGTAGTAGATGGTTCTATATCTTGCAGTTCTTTTATACGCTCACCTACATATTGTTTAGTAGGCGCAGTAAAGTTCGTGGTAGATATTCCAAGCTGAAAGTCATTATCTACAAGTCTGTATGTATCAAATCGTCTCAAGCCAAAGAGTTTAGTAAGAAAGGTAAAACAGTCGCCTGCTTCACCTGTACTAAAATCCTTGAAAAAATATTTACCACTATTGTGCTTAAATATAGTAAAAGAAGGAGATTTATCTTTACGGAGTGGTGAACATATAGCTCTACCGTATTTAAAATCTTTACCTATATAGTAAGAGAAGATGTCTAAGCAGCCAATCCTGCTTAGAATCTCCTCATCACTAAGTTCTACTACACGACTGCCGTACATTAGAACGGCATTTCAGCACCACCTGTACTCATTACTGTCTCTGGTGTTACTGGCGTCGCATCTGGTTCAGGTTTAACAAGTTTCTTCTTGTTATAATCTGAGATATAGATATTAGTTTTCTCTGCAGGAACATCCATAGACTCGATAAAATTAGGATACTTAGGCAAAGATGCATACTTACCTCTGTAGATAAATAGCATTCTAAACTTTTTACCTAAGAATTTTTGACCAAACAAAGCTGTTACTTTATTTGCATAATCTGCAAAAGATGTAACATTTTCTATTACAAACTCTGATTCAGGCATAAATTTAGTAGCAATATGCTTTACACGACGTGATACATCTGTAGCTTGCTTTTCCACATCACCATAGTCTGGGTTAGCAGGAAACTCTGCATGCTTTACACTTGCACCATTGTCTTGTTTAAACTCAAAATCAAGTCTTCCGCCTTTGTCCATGTTTAGCGTTACGCCAACAAGTTCACAATTTTCTTGAATACCTACCGATGGTATTGCACCACCTGTGCTGTTACTTTCTACGTTACTTCCGTACATTTTTCTCTCTTTTAAAATTAATTATTATACTCTTCGATAGCTTCTGCTACCATTGCTAAATCGTTTGGAATTTTAACAGACCCAAACATGTCTTTAGGAGCTTTACCAGTATTAGCACCATCGTTTTGTGTTATAAACGAATACTGCATACCAGTCTCACTCTTTGTGACATCTGTATACAATACAATAGTAAACATACCTTCGAGGGTAACCACATTGTCCATCATCTTACCGATCGTCTTTGCTTTAGTTACTTTGTTACCGTGTGCGTCAAATGTAACCTCGGAGTGCATCATGAATACTACAAGCAAATCATCACGCATAGATTTAACTGCATTGATTATCGACCAAGCATTCTGAGCAATCTCAGTAAACTTTTTGAAACCAGTCTCGTTAGCTCTACGCATATACTCGTTTGCCATTGTGTATTGATAGTCATCGATGACAATCGTCTTGATCTCAGGACGTTGTTCATTGATGTAATTCAAACATTTAAGAATCTCACTAGGTACATCGCTAGAATGAAATCTACCTTGCGGGTTCTCTTTGTTGAATGTAGGATATTTAGTCTTCCATCCTTTGAATGGTAACGCCTTACGCGCTACGTTAACAATAAATGTAGACTCAGGGTTTAGGTTTTCTATTGAAGTGGATTTCCCTGTACCACTTGCGCCAACTACTAATAATTCTTGTGCCATTAGTTTTGATTTTCTTTAATTCCTTCTTCTAATTCTGCTTTTAATGCTCCTATTAATTCAAGTATGGTTGTAACTTGTTTTTCTTTAGGAACATGTGCGTTCCATGTAGCAATAAGATACTCTTGGTGTTCTTTGCTACGAACTGTCTCTGGTTGCGGTTTTGGTTCCCATCCCCACATAATTGGTTTTTCTTCTTCCATGATTAAAATAAATTTAAATCGTTTTTAACTTTTTCTTGCTCCGCGTGCCTTGCATGCCATTTAGTATCTCTAAACTCTGGATGATTTTCTTGTAGTTTACGGCGACAACGCCCTATACCCTCAAAAGATGGGTATGTTTTATTATTTAAACCTTTTAGAAAATCTTTAGTGCTTAGTGTGTCAATGTCGACACCATACTCTAGTAATACAAATGCGTAAAGAACATAATCGCTATTTCTAGCGGTAAACTTGTTAAGTAGTATCTTTGATACTATCTTCTCGTACTTCTTTACTTTCATTGCTTGAGTAACTTGGTGGTTTAGCATCTAGTATTTGATTGTGTGCCAAGTCATTCTCCATAAGAGCAATGCACGGCTCACCCTCGCGTACCTTTAGATAGTGCCAGAATATAGCATTATCTGTAGGCCATCGCTTCGGTCCGTATGCCCTAATACCTAACATCTCTGGCCTGTGTGTTACCACAACAATGTCAGAATACATATAACATGCATCTGCACCGAAAATGTCTTGTTTCTTAGGGTAATGTAAATCAGGGTTTTGTATACGCTCTGACGCTTCTATGTTACGATTCATCTGTGATATTAGAATAAATGCAACTCTAATAATCTTTTTAAGGCCATTAAACATAGCCATCAAATCGTACAATAGATCTCTGTCTTGCGCACCGCCTACCTTCTTTACAAGTAGAGTATGATCTAACATAATTATAACAGGTTTGTCTTTCTCTTTTGCAAAAGCTAGTATTGTAGCTTCTAGAGATTTGACACTACCTGGTATATCTACATAGTTTATATCATACTTATTTAATTTACGAGCTTCCTGTACTGCATTCATATAGTAATTATCATTAAGACTAAATGTCTCTGATGCACTATACAGCTGCTGTGTAGTAATATTCATCTTATTACTAAGCTTACGACCGATTAGTCGTGAGGATAGCATCTCGAAATTAAATGATAGTATTGCAAAATCATCTTCTTGATTAAGATCTTTTAATCCTGTCTCAAGCTGACCGAGTATTGCAGTTTTACCGCTACCAGACATACCAGCAATAGTTGTGATAGTCTGCCATTCGATACCGCCCATAGATATGTTATTAAACTTCTTCCACGGCGTGGACAAAGATTTAATCTCACCTTTACGTCTACCATCTATGTAGCGCAGTGCCGCATTAGATGCTTTTGATATATGTCTCCATGGTAATGGTTTGTGTTCTTCACTCATATCAAGTCTCCTCCATAGTTATTATCTGTTTTAGGTTTTTGTATTTCACAATTCTCATACATAGTCCAAGCTTCTTGGTTTAAGTATGACGACATCATCTTCCATCTAGGACGGAATTCACCAGTCCAGCTTGCTTGTTTTCTATCCTCTAATTCGGCCTCTATAGCCTTGAGTATAGTGTCATGTAAGTCTGGGTTACGCTCTATCAATGCTATGTATTTAAGCTTGTTACGCTTCATATCATTGTGTAGTGGACGGCCTTGATCCTTGCGTGGGTAGGCCAATGCAAATTGATTCCAACAATCTTCACACCCTCGTACCTTAAATAGATCCAACGCTTTTTGACGGAGCATAAGAGAGTTATCGGGCATTATCTTAACAAAGCCACGCTTCTCTAATTTACTCTCGTCTATAGGTAGGATTTCTAGGTACTTTTCGAGTTGTTTACCGCTTTCGCTTTTAATTAACATGTAAACAAACTCGCTTGGAGTCAGTTTGTTGCCCTTCAACTTTGTTAAGTTTAAAGACACTTTCATCGCAGTTTAAATATTTATCTAGTTCCTCTTCAGTTAAATTCATCAGCACATCATCTGATAAACATCTTAATTCATTGTTACATTCAATACAGTTACTCATGACATAATAAATTGCCGTCATCATCCCAATATTGTGCAGTAACAAGATATAAATATACGTCATTTTTGCTGACTTTGCAACCAAATTCCATGGCCATTATATCTGTAACTGCATCAATACTAAGAGATTCTAAGTCATCATAATAAAATTTTAGCACGTTGTATAAATGTCTTATTTCATTAAGATTTACGTGTTTCCCATTATAAGGACTTTTCTTCATATATTTATATTAAAACGGTAGACTCTGGTGATTTAACATCTCCATATAAGGGTCTATCGTAAATTCTTTTGTAAATGTATGTAATTTGGTATACTTTTCCAAAGCATTCATAGGGTGTGCAGCTTTGAGCGCTTCTGTGCATGCATTGTATGCTGACCACGCTGTACGGTCAGTAAACACAGAGGATTCAAACCATTCTTTAGTTGCTTTGTTTAGCTGTGCACCATTCAAAACGCCTTCGTTTACAAATAATTGGCCTAAATAATTACCTGCGTCTGTATCGCTAAATTCTATTTCTTCTAATAACCTTTTAGCCTCAACAGACTGATCATAGCGACGATCTACATCAGCAAATAGCTTTTGTATAAGAACATCAAGATCTTCTTCTACATTCTGCGTGTGTTTACGCATCTTAATAATATCACCTGTAAACATAAGGTTAGAGCATACAAATACTGATGCTCCACCACACACGCCTATAGGTAATGTCTTGTCATAAGAATTACGAAAGCCAATACTTCTATTCATACCACTCTCGTTTGATAAACTACCGCCATGGTGAAACATCATACTACCAAACATTTGTTGGCCTCTATGATTTACTTCTAGCTTTGTCTCAAAAGGTGAGGTATTGTAATGCTTTGTACCTGCTTCTTTAATCTTTGTTACTAATTCTTGGTGACTTACTGGTACGTAAGTCTCTGTTCGCTCTGGTGTCTTAATAAGACCTAGATCAGCGAAATCTACTAATTTTGCCATTACTTCCGTCGGTTTTAGGGTATTTAATTGTTTTAACGTAACTATATTTTGGTGGTGTTTTTGGATAATCAAATCCAAACTGCAGTTGGAATATGTCTTTTGTAACTAATCCTGTTGTATCCTTCTCTTTCTTCTTAGCTTTCTCCTCTTTAACTACAGGAGTGTACTCATGGTATCCTTTTTTCATACTAAAATATATATCTTATTGTATTCCAAGGTATGATCTTTTCATGTAAAGCTTTAAATGCATCTATATACAAGTGCTTTAGATGTCTGGCATACCTTATGTTAGTTCCACCATACTGCGAGACTTTCTCTTCCTGGATTGCAGGATTCCATAGGTGTACTTCTGTTTCAGGGTGCTTCTCTAAATTTTCTTCATGTTTCTTTTCATTATGTGTTAAAAATATTACTTCTGCTTTAACCTGATCTTTATACTCAACATAATCGTTAAGCATTGTGAACAGTTCTTCGTAATCTTCTAGCCAATTATCTTCTACAATAACAGGGCTAAAGTTAACATGTACATCATAGCCTGCATCTATAAATGCATTGATAGCTTTAACTCTATCTATAATCTTAGATGTACCTGGCTCGTGCAATGTAGACATATACTGTGGCATCAAACTAAACCTAATACGTATCTTACCCTCAGGATTAAAGTTTGTAAATATAGGATTTACATACTTAGTAGCAAAACTACCCATTGCAATAGGATGATCTTTAAAGAATTCAAAGATTCTTTCCCAATCGTGCATTTTATAATGCAAAGCAAAGTCTTCGTTACAACTAATGTCGTATGTAGTATACTGTGCATGTGTCTGGTTGGGTTTCTCTACTGGTGTAAAGTATGCATGGTTGTTTATTTCTGTAAGTATATCACCTGTGTTTGTTGCCACACTCAATCCTTTAGGCTTATGGCGCTTCATATAACAATATGAGCAATTATATAAGCAGCCATAGCCAAAGGATGGAGATATAAAATCTGTACTACGACCTGAGGGACGTATCAGAAATGTCTTTCTCGTTACTTTTTGAATTAGCTTCATTGAGAAAGTTTTGTATGTTATTTGATATTTGCAGCTTTGCCACTTGTTCGATTAGCTTTTCGATTACCTTTTCGTGGCGATCCAGCCTTTCGCTGTTTTCTTTTGGTGTCATACTCTTTTTGTTTTTTCTTTAGCTTTAATGTTTCGTATGCCACATATAATAATATGGCACATATTACTCCTAAAAATATTTCTATATTCATAGTATAAAATTTAATTAAACTAATCAGGAGCAGGCGTATAACCGCTAAGTATTTGGCCTGCCCTGATTAGAAAAATGATGCAGCGTTCACGCAGCTTGCTCTCGCACTAAACTCTCCTGTAAATTAAAATCCGAAAAACTTATGAATAAGTAAAAAATATGGAGAGTTATACAACCTGGGGTCTTATTGGTATTGTTGAGACATTACCACTGGCTGTAATAAAATAGGCTCTCAGGTTTTGTATCGAAGTCTTACGCTCGGTAACTGAGATTATTAGAGTTTAACCGCATCACTCATGCCTAATTTACTTATTAAAGCAGCAAACTTGACATATTCTTTTGTCATTGCACTTATCTGCTGCTGATTTATTTCTAATTGTTTCTGCTGTGCATCTACAATTTTAATCAGTACTTTTAATTTATCTTCCATTATACTGTAATTTCTTCTATGCTTTCAGCCCACACTACATCCTGTCCTTCTTGTCGCTTGTTAAGCCACGAGACTTCCTGTGTGTCGGGAGCATAGAGGTTAATAATAATTGCTGTCTTACCTGGTACATACCGAATGATACGGCCAGTACGCTGTATGTTATCTAATTTCTTAGAATTACCTGCAGCTACAATACCAAGAGAACAATCAGGTACATCAAAACCTGCATTCAGAGCTTTGACACTGCTGATTACACGTTGTTTTGTACGTCCATCCTTAAACTTCTTAAGTATCTCTACCTGCTCTTTCTTGCTACGTTTACTGTGGAAACTAAGACACACATCACCAAGCTCTTCTTGTACAGCATCTGCAAAATCTGTAGATGCACTGAACAATAGAGCTTTGCGATCGTCAAACTTCTCAAGCAACTCTTTGATAACAGGTATCTTGGCTTGAGAGTTCTTACATATATCACCACGCTCACGCATAGAGTTATAATATATAGCTGCAGCAGCACGCAACCCAGGATCAGCACTACTGTCTTGTAGATACTTACGAGCATTGTTAAATGATTGTGCACCACCAAAGCCTAGTCTACCTGCGGCATATCTAAACTTCTTATTTGCTTTATCATATGCAACTTGCTCGTCATCATACATAGGTACAGCTAAATTGTATACAAGATAATCACTAACCCACCCATTCTGATGGCATTCCTCGATGGGAACTTCATCAATAACAGGTGCATACTGTAGTAGCACCTCGTGCATACCATCTGAACGCTCTATCGTAGCTGTAAGACCAAAGATATAATCATATGTAATCTTGCCAAACACCTTGATAAACTGCTCTGCACCGTACGCATGTATCTCGTCGCATATAAGCAGATCACATGCCTGCTTAGTTTTGTATGCAGTATTGATTACAATAACATTACAGTTCTTGTGCACTTTACTTTTCTTCAGTTCTTTCTTCCACTGATTCTTAAGGTTAATTGTAGGCACAACAATAACAACTTGGCCTTTTGGCCTAGACTTTAGCAATCGTATAATAACCATAATTGCTGTAAATGTCTTACCGAAACCTGTAGCTGCTAGCAATGTACCTCTACCTTTATTATCAGCAAACTTCTGAACTATCTCAAGCTGCCTCTCTGTCCTACTACTTACTTTTTCCATACTGTTGATATTTCTGTTTCTGCTTTTAGTAGCCCTGATGGTATAATATCTAATGTTGACCGCTCCATAATCTCACGCAACTCCTTGCACCATGTGTGAGCATAGCTCTCATGTACAATAGTGTCAATCTGATCGTGAACTGTCATCACTAGTTTAACAGGTAAATCGTTCTCATAAATATGATCACGTACCATAATAAGCGCAGATTTACACATGTCAGCACCACTACCCTGTATAGGTGTGTTTTTGCTAGCACGCTCTATCTTGCCCATCATAGCTTTATCTGTATTACTGCCTTCCCACGCATTAAACCATCTGATACGTCGATATGGTGCATATGTTTTAATATGCCCATTCTGTTTACCGTAGTTACCAAGAGATTCTAGAAAGTATTTAATTGCAGGAAATGCTGTAAAGTATTTCTGAATCAATCTCTCTGCCTCTTTGATACTAATAAGCAATGTATCAGCTAGTTTGTGTGGGCCCATACCATAGGCTAAACCGAAGTTTATACTCTTTACATTTGTACGCAGCTTCTTATGTTTACTGCAATTGCATTTAGCTTTTGACTGCATATAAGCACAGTCAGTCTCTGCTGCATTTTGCCATTCTTTACCGTAAACTAAATCTGCACAGACACTATGAAGATCTTCTCCATCTTCCAGCGCTTTAATCCACACGGGATCTTTACTCCCTGTGGCTATAATACATAGCTCCTGTGAACTATAGTCGCCTGATACAAATACATAATTATCCTCACCACTAACAAAGCAGTTACGATAGTCATTGTCTGCAGGTATCTGTTGCATATTAGGCTTACCTGATGCAACTCTACCTGTATTTAGTATTTGTCTAAAGCTTGTACGGATTCTACCGTCACTATCTACGTTCTCAAGGAACTTATCACCATAACTAGTGGCCAGTTTGGCCTGTTCTTTGTATTTAATATAAGTTTTGACAAACTCATTCTTGCTATGCACATTTAAGTTTTTAGCATTTACATCATCTATGTCAAGCCCATACGTTTTAAATACATCTAACACCTGTTTTGGTGATGACCATTTTACATTTACTTTTCTTAACTGTGATGCATCCATAAATAAATCACCTTGCACATAAGCATCTATAAACTTATTAAGTTTTGGATTAGATTCTATGTATGTATCAAGTGCATCACACATACTTGTAACTTTATATGCTGCTTGCTTTGCAAGTCTAAGCCAGTTATCTTTATCTAATCCAATACCATTATACTCTATATCTGCATATGCTAGCGCAGCTCTATTCTCAAGCTGTGCAGTGTTTATAAGATTGTGCTCTATAACTGCAATCTGTTGATTGTAATATAGTTGTATAAGATATTCTACATCTTTAGCACCATATACTATCTCAGATTCTGTGAACTCATCACTACCTTTAGAGATAAAATTAGTTCTTACACTTTTGTCCATCTCTATGTTAAGCTCTCTAGATAATACATTAGATAAACTATGTGATAACTCTTTACCACAATGTATAACTTGTGACGTTAGCATAGTATCCCACACATTATTAAGTCTAATATTATATTCTCTTAAAAACTTATAATCAAACTTAACATTGTGTAGTATTTTAAGCTTATATCCCTCTAGTATATCTCTCAATGGTTCTATATCTACACATCTAGTATCAATAACAAACTGTTGCTTGTCATCACCAATCTGTAACATAATCATACTATCATCTATATGATTAAGACCCGTTGTTTCTGTATCTACAGCAATAATATCTGTACTATTGCAATAGTCTACTACATCTTGTATTGTTACAATCTCGCAACAATCAAGAAGTTTAGGATTTCCTACGAACTTTATCATTTAGATCTTTATTTAAGGTTCTTAATATAGTATCAATCTGTCTTACTGTCCATAACTTGTTGCATTTGCTTTTCGTTATTGTCATGAAACGTGAAAGAATATTGACTTGTCTTACAGAAACTTCTAAGTTCTTCTCTGATTTCTTGTTTAAGTTTTGCTCTACCATACCAATCTATTTTATTTAGTAAATGGAGGTCAAGTTTATCAAATAATTCTGTAATAAACAAGTTATCTCGCATAGTTAATTGAAAGTCAAGAAAAGAAAGAAGCGTGAACATATCACGCCTCTTGTCTTGTGGTAACTCGTTGATAAACAGTACCATACGAGTTATAAACTCCTTATTGCTTTCCATTTAATTCATGTGGTTTAGGAGCATTCTTTCTTGGTCTACCTCGTTTAGCTTTATCTTGCTTGGTAGTCCTAAGTTTATGTATAGATTCTGCATTATCAAACACAACTGCTTGCATTTTATTATGTTCTGCATATTGTGATTTTATTTGCATGAAGTTAACAATAGTTAATAATATTGCAATAATAGAGATAGTAAGTGTCATTTTTTGTCTTGTTTAATTGATTCTTTGTAAAATTTATCGATTTCGTCTAACTCAGACTCTGATAGTATATCATTACTGAAATGCGATTGACATTCCATAAACTTGTTAAAGTCATTAATGTTACCATCTTCATCTACGTGAGCCTTTATTGATGTAAGGTCATCTATGAATATATTTGCCATAACTTATCGCTTTAGAAAGACAGAGAGATGTTACTCTCTCTGTCTATCAGTTGCAAACTACCCCATTAATCCATCTGGAGTTCCTTGAGCAAATGGATCGCTACTGACTGCTGCCATAGGTTCTGTACCATCATGCTTGATGTATACATCTTCTCTTGACATATCAAATGTAAGATCCACATTGCGATAAATTGGCTTGCCTTGATTACATAATACTTCTTTAGTAGAAGGATTCTGCTTAGGCTTTTGAGACCATGTTACTATTCCATTACCATCTTTATTAAACTTTTGTGTAAATGTCTCAAGTACAATTAGTCTATGCTCAGGTAATTTCTCAGGTACAATAGACTGGTTGTTAATAGGATTTTTAATATCCTTAACTCTCAGTAAACTATTTAGTTCTACTGCACCACTAATCATCTCACCTGATACAGGATCAATATCATTTAGTTCTACATTTGTTAGTTTACCTTTGTTGTCACGTGTAACTTCAGCAAGACCATAAGCTTCTAAGAAGTTAGCATCTACTGAATGATACTTAACTCTTTTCTCTATATTATTTTGAGCATATGTACTCATAAACATGGAGAATCCTTCTGGTCCACTACCTGATGCCGAAGGCTTTGTGTTCTCTGAACGTAAAATTAGTTGGAACACTGATGGGTTAACTGTTGGTACAATACCATGAATCTTTACTGGTGTTGCATCTGTAACTACTTGAGCTACTGCTGTTGTTTGAGTTTGTTCAGTCATTTTCTTTTTTTTAACTGATTAATAAATAATTGTTGTTGATTATGCTTACGCATAGTAAAGCATGCAGGAATCGAACCTGCCAATAACATTTTACAGAACCAGGAATTGAACCTATCAATTCTAACCTTTACGGCTATTATTGTACCATATGCTTTAATTAAAATAAGCAGTTTGTCATCATGCTTAGGATTACGACGAATATCACGTCCTTTCTAGTTCTGTAATAAAATCTAGTTGTGGTTCCACAATTATCGTGACTACGAACGTACTGCATAGCAGCCTCCCACTTTTTAGGTTAATTTAAGGGTAAGCTACTCCCGACCTTTTGAACTAGATTGTATTTTAGTAAGTTTCTAGTTTTATCGTGTTTGCATTGCAACCTTTTCTCGTTTTAGGTTAGCAACTACTTGGCTTAGGATACTATTATCTGTTCTAAGCTTTTTATTCTCTTTCTCAAGAGTTTTTACTCTTGCTTGTAGGTATTCTATAAGTGTAGCGTTTTTCATAATTAGTTATATTAAAGGAGAGCATATTACTGCTCTCCTGTGTCCATATCATTTATTGCATCTTCTTGAAATCTGCGTCCAATACTTGAATCTATTCTATTTTTAAAGTCAAGTAAATCTAATTTAGATTTAGTTCTTGGATTCCAATTAGGTTTGTTTTTATACGGTCCTATCTTAGTCTTAGAATGTAAAGAATAGTATCTACAAGACTCTGAAGTATTATCTCTATACTTTAAGAACTCAAGTACATTCATGTCTGCTTCTTGTTGGCAGATGTCGTTTATCTTATCAAATATTCTTTTGATACTATCCCAATCTTTATCTAATTGAGCTTTTTTTAATTCGTCGTTGATTTCCATAATTAGCTATATATTATAATGTAGTGGATTAGTGTGTAAGTGAATTATAAGTTGATATGTGGGAATATGAACAGGTGCACGAAAGATCACGCAACCAAGTCCAAATAGATCAACCAAAAAAATAAAGAGCCCGTTAGGGCTCTATTATTACTGTGGAGGTTGCGCAGCAACCGTAGCAGTTTGCTCGACACCGTTAACGAACACCTTTAGGTGTGAGTTAGGTGAGAGCAGGAGTTTACCACCACCTTTTCCGTCAGCGTCAGCGACGGAAATTTGTGGTGATTGAACTTCAACAGTAGCGTGCTGCTGTTGGAGTTGAATAAACTCCGTGTCAAGCTTTCCGCGGAAAGTGTGCCAACAGAAGGAGTTATTCATAACGACTGATTGTAGGCGCAAGTTTCCAAAGGATACGGCACTGTCGGCCTTTAGGACGATAGTGGTGTTATTCTTTTCGGAAAGCGACACTTTGTAAATTGTGAATTTAGTAGACATAACTTGTTATGGATTAAATTTATAATTTGCACTGTGGGGGTGTTAGCCCGCAAAAGATAGAAGGGGTGCTGATATATAGGTGGTCTACTCTTTCATTTCTGCAAAAAATTTTAAAATTATTTTTTTATAATAAATTTTTAATTACATTTGCAAGCTGGGTTACCGAACTAGCACTTCAATCAGAGACGATTGTTGGAACAGACAAGTATCTTCGTTTGATGTTTGAGAGTTGAACCAACAATGACTCTCCCGATTGAAAAGTTAGTGGCATTTCAGTTTGGTTTTCTTTTGGCCACTTTTCTTTTAACAATTAAGTGTGATATGACAGATCCAAAAGAACAAGCAAAGATAATATGGGAATCATGGATAACGGATTCTACTGTAGAAGCAGAAACCGTTTATGAAGAAGGAGAAGGAGAAGAAGATTGATATTATGTTTTTATACACAGAATTAAACAAGTTCAATGATGTGGTATTTACGGAGAAGGGGCACACATACACTGTCGGGGGTCAGGAAGCTATATCTGTTACCACATTCATTGGACAATTCAAAGAAACTTTTGAGAGAGACTTTTGGGCAGCACGTTCTGCAGAAAAAGAAAATGTAAAACTGCAGGACATTCTAGATAAGTGGGATTCGATTAGTTTACGTGCATGTAATAAAGGTAGTAAATTTCACGCATTTGCGGAAAACTACATTAATAATAAGATCCTCACTAATGTAACATATGACTTTGATTTAGATATGAAAGCGTATGACAAAATTGAGTCCCACTTTTTAGAATTTTATGAAGAATCAAAAGAAAATCTTATACCTATTCGCTCTGAGTTGTGCGTTGGTTCTCGCGATCTTGGGATATGCGGTATGGTTGACCAGCTCTACTATTCAAATACTCTTGGAGGGCTGGTTATATTTGATTGGAAGACAAACAAAAGAATGACTTACAAAAGCAGGTACCAAAAAAAGATGCTTGGGCCTGTATCTCACCTAGACGAGTGTGAATTTTCTACATACTCTTTACAACTTTCATTATACAGATACATAATAGAATACGAAACAAACATTAAAATAAACGAATTTTTTATAGTTTGGTTTAACGAAAAAATGACACTTACAAGCTTATAAAGTGTGCAGATTATAGAAAAGAAATTATCGACATGTTGAATTATAATTAATTTTATTATATTTGACGCATGATAGTACCTATTAAAGGAAACATACCAAACTCTATGAAGGCGTATCTTCAAATACTTAACCCTTTGTTAAAATTAAAAGACAAAGAAATAGAAGTGCTTTCTAGTTTTTTATCTATATGGCAATCTAACAAAAACAAAGAGGGATTAGATAAAATGTTATTTTCTACACCTGTAAGAAAACTAGTTAGAAAACAAATTGGAATGTCTGAAGCTTCTTTTAATAATCATATTACAATGCTTAGAAAGAAGAAAATGATTGTAGATAAAACTATAAATCCTACAATTCTACAAGGTATAAAAGAAGATGGAATTGAAGTAACTTATAAAGTGTCGTGGACAAAATAATTAAGAAGCTTGCAAAAAAGTATAAGTTAAGTGAGTTTAAAATTGATCTTATTGTTAAATCTCAGTTTGGTCTTTTAAAAGATACTATAGAAAATAAGGATTTTAAATCTACAAGATTAAAACATTTAGGTATGTTTACAGTAAAGAAAAACAGATTAAAATATTATAAAGATGGCCCAAGACGACAAAAGAAGTCCAGCAAGTAAAGTTGCTGAAATATTTAACGGTTGGAAAAATGTCGTGTTTCCAAACCCACATGTAGAAAAAATAGCAAAAGCTAGAGTTGAAATATGCGGAGAATGTGAACACAATGTTAAAAATAGATGTAAAAAATGCGGGTGTCCGCTAGTAGCAAAAACACGGTCAATGCAATCACATTGCCCACTTAAAAAATGGTAAACATGATTAATTACGAACCTTTAGGGAATCACATTGTAGTAGAAATGCCAGATGTGGCGAAAGAAACAGAGAGCGGAATTATTAAATCCGAGTCTATGTTAAAAGAAGAGGCAGATAAAAGAGACGGGCATGCTACAGTTGTAGCAGTTAGTCAAGATGTTAAAGAGGTTAAAGTTGGAGATGTTGTAATACCCAAAGGCCAAGGATTTATGGTAAATGTAGAAGGTATAGAATATTTCCAAATGAATATGTTTGATGTACTAGGTATTGTAAAATGATACTAGAAGGATTTGATATAGATGTAAACTTTTGGAAGTTACATCCTCAATTAAAAGTCCCCCTCCCGTTTGCTTCTATCTATAAAGAAGATAAAAGCAAAGCTAAAAGCAAAAGCTCACAGATAATGTGGGCTATTGCTCTTTTAGTAGACCCTGATTCTAAGTTTTCCAATATTTCTTATCCCACTAGAAAAAATATAATTGCTAAAGATCATCTTAAAGATGAAAAGTTTGATTGGGATAAATACAAAGAAGCAATGGTTTATTATGAAAGATCTTTAATTAGTCCTGCTAAAAGACAGCTTATGGTGTGGAATAAAAAGATGGATGAGAAAACATTATACTTAGATACACTTACTTATGAAGATAATGCAGATACTATCGAAGGGTTACTTAAAACAAATGTTAAATTGTTTGAGGATTATGAACGTCTTCTTAAACTCGTGGATAAAGAAACTAACGAAGGTTCTACAAAAGGTGGAGCCGAGGAATCAGCGTCTGAGAAAGGATTGATATGATTATTAATAAGGATGTTTTTTTACTTAAAGAAATCCCTCAATTTCATCCAGCTAGTGAAGAGTATTTGCTATTTTGGAGAGAAGAAAAAAAGAGGTGTATTGAAGGTTACTGGGTAGGCGGAGTATGGATGCCAGGTAATCTTTATTTTTATGTAAACTTTTGGACAATCCTTTTAAATAAAACTGCACACTCTAAAACTAAAACTCCAGGTAAACCATTTCTTAGAGATCTTGAATGGGAATTTTTTTACAATTGGGTAGAAGCACGTGGATTTTCTGGATTTGAAGATGATAAACAGTTTACATGTAACAGAGAGTTTATAGGGCAAGATAATTATGTGCCTGCTGCAGAATATATGCGCAGGACACATAAAAAAAGTTTAGGAAAACCTTTATGGGAAAACGAAGCTAAGAATTTTATGATGATGGGAAGCCGTGGATTTGGTAAGTCATACTCTGTAGCAGGTGGCGTAGCAGGACACGAGTTTGTGTTCGACGGTATGAAGTCTTATGATCCTGAACTTATAAAAAATCCACCCTCTACAGAGATAGTTGTAGGTGCAGGTGACGCTAAATATTCAGGTGATATACTAAAAAAGACGCAATTTGGCTTAGATAATTTACCTGGTGGCATAGAAATTGGAAATAAATTCTTTCCCTCACCTTTTTCTAAGCAATATGGCGGTAGTTGGTACTCTGGTAAAGAAGTTATTGCGGAGTACAAGAAAAAACTTGGTGGAACCTGGAAAGTTATGGGTTCTAAATCTAAAATTAAACATCGAACATTTAAAGATAACCCATTTGCAGCCAATGGTACTCGTCCTGCTGTGATGGTGCTAGAAGAGATTGGTATGTTTAATAATCTAAAGGCGTCGCACGAAGCATCTGTAGAATGTATGAAAAACGGGGCTTACAAATTTGGTAGTTGCATGTATCTTGGTACAGGTGGTGACATGGAAGGCGGTGGTACTGTAGATGCAAGAGATATGTTTTACAATCCTGACGTCTATGATATGATTTCTTTTGACGATGAGTGGGAAGACAAAGGTAAAATATCTTATTTTGTTCCTGCGTACAGAGGACTAAATCAGTTTAAAGACGCTAACGGTAATACACAAGAGCAGTCTGCAAGAGATTACCTAGATAAATTTAGAGAAAAACTAAAAGAAGGTAAAAATGCTAGAAGTGCACTAGATGCAGAGCTACAGAACAGACCACTTGTACCATCAGAAGTATTTCTTACACGTACAGGTAACTTATTTCCAGTGGCAGATTTACTTACAAGACTTGCTGAGTTAGAGGCATCTAACAGAGAACGTAATCATGATTACATAGGAGAGTTGTATATAGATGCAGACTCAGGTAAAGTAAACTGGAAGCCTAATGCAAAGCTACAACCAATCTATGAGTTTCCAATTAGAGGTAATGATAATATAGCAGGATGTGTGATTATATATGAAATGCCTTATGAAGATAGAGATGGTGAAATACCGTATGGCATGTATCTTGCAGGTACTGACCCTTATGATCATGATGAATCTACCACCTCTTCTTTAGGATCTACGTTTATATTAAACAAACTTACAAATCGTATTGTGGCTGAATACACAGGTAGACCTGATACAGCAAACCAATATTACGAAAATGTAAGAAGATTACTTAAGTTTTATAATGCTAAGTGCTTGTATGAGAATGAACGTAAAGGATTGTTTCAATATTTAGAACACAAACATGAAACATATTTACTTGCAGATCAGCCTGAGATTATAAAAGATGTTGTACAACATAGTAAAGTGCAGCGTCAAAAAGGTATGCATATGTCTAAGCCTTTAAAAATGTACGGTGAGGAACTAATTAAGATGTGGTTATTAGATCCTTATGAAAATGAAGGCTTATTAAACCTACATAAAATAAGAAGTCTAGCGCTATTAAAAGAACTTATAGCATATAACGATGTAGGAAACTTTGATAGGGTTATGGCATTTATGATGGTAATGTACCATCTAGAAGAAGTTAAAAAAATAAAAGTAGAGAAAGAAACCAAAACTACTACTATATATGATCAAAGTTTTTGGAATAAATCTTTATTTAAGAAAAAGAAAACGCGTTTTTAGCTATAAACGTAAAAACTAAAAATATAATTTCGTAGATTATTATTTGGCAGAAATACTAAAATTTATATTTTTGTCCTTTAATTCGCGAATTTTAAAAATAATATAAATATGGCAACAGTAAATGTAACACTGTCTCTTTCTAGCACAGACTTGTTTGCAAAGCAAACTTTAAGTTTTACAGAAACAGACGCACTCTCTCCTGCAGGAGATCAAATGCTAGTAGGCCGCTTGGTACTTACTGGTTCAGGAACAGAAGATAATATATCACTAAAAGCTTTAGACGGAACTAACGATAGAGCTTATGTATTTTTACACAATACTAGTACTACATCTGGCGAATATGTTAAAATTGGATTATGCTCAGCTCACGGTACAGACTCAGCATCAGGTGACTGGTTTTCAGTTTTAGGACCTGGCGAATTTATGTTTATGCCTATCTCTGATATGCAAGATATAGATCTTGAGCCTCAAAGCGGAACTCCTGTAGTAGAGTATATATTAATGGAAAAAGCAGCAGCATAATCTTAAAATTATAACAAAATGGCAAACGCAACTTTAAACGTAACTTTCAGTATATCTAGTACTGATCTGTTTAATGTAATATCATTAAATAAGACAGTTACAGATGCACTAGTTATCAATGGTGATAACCGTCAAGGTTTAACTAGATTAAAAACTACTACTTCATACGATGATATTAATGTTAATGCTTTAGCAGGATCAGATGATGGTGGTAAAAAAGCATATGTATATGCAAAAAATACAGATGCAACAGATGATTTAATCTTTGCAGATGACGGGGATCAAATTTTTGCTCGTTTATCTCCAGGAGAATTTTTCTTCTACCCAACAGCAGATAACACTAAAATACAAGTTAAATCTTCAGCTAACAATCCTGTAGTAGAATTTTTACTACTAGAAGTAGACTAAAAATAACTTATGCCTCGATTAGATTTTCCCAGACAAAAACTGAGTCGGAGGAAAAAGACTCAGAAGTGGGGAGAAGAATGCATAGAAGCTGGATTAGGCTTAGTAGGTGTTTACGATAATACAAGACGTAGTTCTCGCTTTAAGAAAAAGCGGAACTACGATCTTTATAATGGTAAGTTTGACAAGCAAGATCTGGAGTATGTAACTGATCCTCTAGGATTAGGTGGTTCACTAGAGCTTCCTGCTACCTTGCAATACTATGATATAGTATCGCCTATATTCAATTTACTTTTTGGCGAAGAAGCTAAAAGAGCTTTTTCATATGTAGTTAGATCTGTTAATGAAGAATCTATATCTTCCAAAGAAGAGGAAAAGAAAAAACAGGTTGTAGGTATATTCCAAAATATAATACAACAAACTACAGAGCAGTTTTTACAGTCTATGGGCCAACCAACTTCTCAAGAGGAGGCCCAACAGTTTATGCAACAAGCACAAGCTAGTATACCTGAGCATTTAAAAAGAGTTCAGAAATATTTTGATTACGATTTTCAAGATATGAATGAATCTACTGCTAACAAACTTCTTAATTATTTAGAAAGAGAGCAGAAATTAAAAACAAAATTTGCAAAAGGATGGGAGGATGCGCTATTAGTAGGAGAAGAAATATACTGTATAGAAGAAGTATCTAATGAGCCTACAGTTCGCAGAGTTAATCCTTTAGAGTTTTATGTTCTACTACCTCACAATGAAGATTATGTAGATAATGCAGATGTAATTGTAGAAGATACATTTATGTCTCTTAATACAGTTATTGATAATTTTTACGAAGATCTCACTCCTGCTCAGATAGATAAATTAGAAAAAGAGCAAGGCCATAGAGGTTCTGTAGATAGTCAAAGTCTTTTAAATTTTCCTAGCCAGGAAAAACTTTATATAGAGAATAGAGAAGGAACAGATCACGACTCTAATATTTTTAACTACTATGATCAAGATGGTAACATACGTGTTACAAAAGTAGTTTGGAAGTCTATGCGTAAGATAGGTAAGTTAACTTATATTGATGAGCAAGGTGTTCCACAAGAAACTATTGTAGGAGAAACTTACAAAATAAATGAAAGTATTGGTGAGTCTATAGAGTATATGTGGGTAAACGAATATTGGGAAGGAACCAAAATCGGAGAGAATACTTTTGTAAATATTAGAGTTAGACCTCAACAATTTAGACACATGGATAATTTATCTTTGTGTAGTTCTGGTTACGTAGGAACAATATATAATGCAAACAATTCACAATCTGTATCATTAATGGACAGATTAGTGCCTTGGGTTTACATGTACATAACTATGTGGTATAGGTTAGAGTTAGCTATAGCATCTAACCAAGGTAAAATATCATTAATAGATTTGTCACTAATTCCTGATGGATGGGAAGTAGAAAAGTGGATGTACTATGCACAATCAATGAAGTTTGGTTTTGTTGATTCTTTTAACGAAGGTAAAAAAGGACAGTCCACTGGTAAATTAGCAGGTAATATATCTACACAAAACAAAGTGTTAGATATGGAAACTGGTAATTATATACAACAACATGTACAGCTTTTAGATTTTGTAGAGCAAAAAATATATACTTTATCAGGTGTTACACCGCAAAGAATGGGTTCTATATCTACATCTGAGTTAGTAGGTAATACAGAAAGAGCTGTTGTTCAGTCATCGCACATTACAGAAAAATGGTATGAGGTCCATAACCAAACTAAAACTAGAGTTTTAGAAAGTTTGTTAAATGTATCAAGAGATGTGTACAAAGGAGATTCTAAACGCATAACTTATATGACTGACGATTTAGCTAACGTATTCTTTAAATTAAATGGAGATCAGTTTGCACAGTCCGAGTATGGATTGTTTGTTTCTAATTCTGCAAAAGATAACATGGCAATAGAAGCATTGAAACAATTAACGCATGCTGCTCTACAAAACGAACAAATGACTTTATCAGATGTGGTACAAATATATAACGCAAGCTCTATATCAGACTTACGACAAAATCTTAAACGTTCTGAAGCTGAATCTCAACAAAGAGCTCAACAACAAAACCAACAAGCGATGCAAATGCAACAAATGCAAATGCAACAACAACAGCAAATGGAGCAACAAAAGCAAGCTTTAGAACAACAAAAGCTGCAAATAGAAGTTGAAAAAGAAAATCGTGAAGATCAAAGAAATACTGAAGACAACCAAACTAAGGTGCAAATTGCAAGAATGAATCTTATGGGTAAAGCAGTGGATCAAGATATGAATGATAATGGTGTTAGAGATAGCGTAGATCTAGCTAAACTAGATATTGAAAAAACTAAAGTAGCGCAAGATGGACAGTTGCAGAAAGAAAAAATGCAACTAGAAAGAGAGCAACTAGCATCTAAAGAAAGAATAGAAAAAGCAAAAATAGCTAAACAAAATAAAAAAGTATAATCTATAAAATTATATTTTAGCTATAAAAAATAAAATTTTTACGCATTACTCATGTGACAAGGTATTGCACAGAATATTAAAATAATTATTTTTGTCACTTAATAAACAAAACTCTATGGCAATAGAAGATAACATTTTAGATGGATTGGATTTGAGTGTGTTGGATAATCTAACAACAAATCCAGAAGAGAAGAAGGAGCAGCCAAAAGCTGAAGGTGAAGAAACTAAAACTGAAGAAGAAGAGCCTGGTATTTTTAACCCAGAGTTAAAAATACAAGAGGTTGACGAGCTGCCTGAGAACGAAGTAGAAGTCAAAAAATCTGATGAACCTGAAGAATCAAATACTAAAGAGGATCCAGAAGAGCAAGTTTCAGAAACAACTGAGGCAAGCGAAACTGAAGAGCCTGTTGAAGAAGAAGGTGATAACCCACTTCGAGTATTTGCAGAAATGCAAAGAGATCAGGGTTTAATTGATTTTAACGATGAAGAGTTTGAAGATTCTGAAGACTGGTTATTAGAAAAAGTTCAAGGAACTATTGATAACAAAGTCGCAGAATATAAAGATAACATGCCTGAAGAGATTAAATATCTCTTAGAAAATTATGAAGCAGGTGTGAATATGTATGATTTGATTAATGCAAGCGCAAGTGAGCAATCTTATGGATCAATTGCAGAAGAAAGTTTAGAAGATAACTTATCTCTACAAAAAATGCTAGTAAGAGATTTATTAGTTAAAAGCGGTTGGTCTGAAGAACGAATTACACGAAAGTTAAATCGTTACGAAGATTCTGGTGTGTTAAAGGAAGAGGCAGAAGAAGCTTTAGCATCTTTAAAAGAGATACAAAAAGCAGAAAAGACTCAACTTATTAAACAGCAAAAAGAAGAACAAAAACAAAGAATCCAAGCACACGAGCAGTGGTTAGGAGATCTTAAAGATCATATAGGAAAAAAAGAAGAAATTTTACCTGGATTCCAGTTGTCTCCAAAAGATAGAGACAATTTGTATAAAGGTATAACTAAGTTAGATAAGAACGGAAAAAATGAAATCATGAGAATGAGAGAAAAAGATCCTGAGTTTGACTTAAAAATAGCATATTTAGCAACAGTCCTTAAGTGGGATTTTTCAGCATTTGAACGTCAGTCAACAACCAAAACAACACGGAAGTTGGCCAACGCAATTAAGAGTACGAAAAAAACTGGTTCCAGACCAAGTAGAGGTAACTCTAAAGCTGTTAATTTTGACACTATGAGAAAATCTCTACGATAGGAGCTATTTATATAAACAACAAGTAATAATTAAATTAATTAAAAATGGCAAACACAATTAGTTCATTACAATTGTACGCTCCTAAAAGCTGGTCTGGCTTAACAACTGAGAACCACCTAGGAAGCGTATTCGCTGCCGAGCCTACTTTGGTATCTAATATCATTAGTAGAGTGTTCGGTATGAATCAATATGCAGGTATGGATTACTTCCTATCTGTAGGGGGTGGAGAGCAAGAGCTTGACACAGACAACGATTTTGAGTGGTACCTAAAAGGGGACGACGAAAAAGCAGTTGTTATACAAGGTAACTCTGACGCAGGTTTAGCAGCTAAGCCTGGACAGTTCGGTGCTATCGTAAACATTAAAATGGCAGAAAAGTATTTCGCTATGTCTGACAAACTAGTTTTAGATGACGGTGAAACTGCTGTTCGTGTAATGCAAGAGCCTTACATGGAAGGATCATCTTATGTTTATCCTTGTACTTTAATGACTTCTAATCCTGCAGACTTTATTCCTCCAAGCTTAATTGCAGCTGGGGCTAGAGCAAGTAAGGAGTACTCTCCGCAAGAAAGAACTTTGAACAGAACTTATGGTGAAACTCATTACAGTTCTCCATTTAAAATGCGTAATGCAATGTCTTTCTTATCTAAAACTTACACTGTGCCTGGTAACATGCACCAGCGTCCTTTAGTTATTGAGATGATGGATCCTAAGTCTAACAAGACTACAAAGATTTGGACTCAATATGCTGAATACGAATTTATGTGTCAGTGGATGAAAGAAAAAGAGCGTATGCTTTGGTTCTCTAAATCTAACAAACAAGTTAATGGAGCTTACGCTATGATGGGTGACTCTGGATCTGCTATCGTTGAAGGTGCAGGTTTACGTGAGCAAATTTCTCCATCTTATAAGTTCCACTATACAGACTTTACAATTGATTATTTAGAAGATGTTTTATTGAACTTATCAATTAACTTACTTCCAGAAGATCAACGTCACTTCGTAGCGTTTACAGGTGAAAGAGGTATGGTACAATTCCATAGAGCTCTTGAAAACCACGCTGCAAGATTCCAACCATTAGATTCTAAAAGAATTTCTGGTGACGGACAAAATCTAGGATTCCAAGGTCAGTACAGAGAATACATGGGACCACAAGGTATCAAGTTTACTCTAGTTCACTTACCATTGTATGATGATGAGATTCGTAACCGTGTGCCACATCCAAAAGGTGGATACACTGAATCTTACCGATACACTATCCTAAACATGGGTACTTCAGGTGGAGAAAACAATATTCGTCGAGTATATCCTAAAGGACGTAAAGAATTAATGTGGCATGTTGCTGGTTCAACTTCACCGTTAGGACCAAACACATCGTTCTCATCAGGTTCTTCTTCTCCTGTGGATGGTTATCAATTATTTGCTCAAGCGCAACAAGGTGTTTTAATTCAAAACCCAATGTCTTGTGCAGAATTGATTTACTCGTCAGCAGTATAAGATAATTAAATAATAAACACGAAAGAAGATGGCAAAAAAAGTAGCAAAAACAGAAATTACCCCAGAAGTATCTGAGGTAGTAGCGACTGCTCCAGTGAAGAGAGAAAGTGTTAAAAGAGATAAAGTTACTCTTAAACCTATAAAGAAACACGGATGGCTTCCCGACGATCACGACGGGAGCCTCCGTTATTCTAAATGCTTTGAACGTTTAACTGTTCAAGCAGCAAAAGGTACAGGGGTACTTAATACTGGAATGACTGAAGAAGACGAAGTTCGTCTTGAAACTAAAATGCATATGTCTACAGGTACATTATCTAAGTACAATAGAGATTATTGGGCTAATTTTAAAGTTGATGTACCAAAAGAAGGTATTATTTTAGATTTAAACAATCCAGAAGATGAGGTTAAATACTTTGTTTTAAAAGCTCACCAAAGAGTTGCTAATTCAGAAATGGAACGTTTTGATACACCATTTGCAGAATATGTAATGACATCTGATGAGCAAGAAGCTAAAGTAGAAAACCAAAAATCTAAACTTAAGCGTAAAGCTTACAAAGTATTTAGTAATATGTCTACTTCAGAAATGAAAGATGTTCTTAAGGTTATGGGTAAAAGAGCAGGAGAAAATGCTTCTGTAGATTTTGTTGAGGCGCAACTTGATAAAATTGTAACTGATAATCCTCAAGAATTTTTAGATACTGTAGATGACCCAACATTTAAAATGAGAGCATTTATTGATGATTGTTTATCATCTAGAGTTCTTGTTAAAAATGGTACTAAATATCAGCTTCCTGGTGGAGATATTGTAGGTTACACACTTGAGCAGACGATTGAATATTTACAAAATCCTGACAATCAGGAAGTGTATTTAGATTTAAAGGGAAAATTATCTATAAGTAAGTAGTATGACAGTAGCGCAAATGCATGCAGAATTTAGATTATTGCTAGACAAAGGAGATTCTTTTGATGCTCCTTCGTTTTTAGAAGAAGAAGTTGATATGTTTCTTAACATGGCAATTGCTAAATTTATTACAAAAAGAATGTATGGCGCTAATGGAAGACAAACAGGTTTTGAAGAGGAAGCAAAACGTAGAGATGATCTTCGTAATTTAATTACGAATAAACGTATTGTTGTTCTTTCAGACGAATTAGGTGAAGATGATGGAAGCTTGCCAAACGGTAACTTTGCAACTTTACCTTCAAATTATAGACACATGGTATCAGAGTTTGTTATAGCAGAACATCCTAGTTTTACAGGGATTGTTGCTTCTAACCTTTATGATAACGAAAATTCGACGCTAGCAGCATCAAATAGAACTATTATAAATGTAACACCTTTAACTTACGATAGATATAATAAAATTATAAATGACCCTTTTAATAAACCAGATTTGAACACTGTGTATAGATTAGATTATAGAGGTAGTACAGAAGGTGAAGGCGGAGGCTCTCAACAAGTAGAGCTGATACATCACCCAGACGTAATATTAAAAGATTATAATATAAGATATATTCGAGCAGCTAACGCTGTAAAACTTCCTCAAGGAGATGATCTTGGGCAAGAGTGTGATTTGGCTAAACATACACATAGAGAAATTGTAAGGATGGCTGTCTTAGATGCTTTAGAAAATATAGAGCAACCAAGATACCAATCAAGTAAAATAGAACTTAACGAAATAGAATAAATAAAATGGCAAGAACAGCAAAAATAACAAATGCCAATGTAGCTCCTTCTTTTAATAAAGGAGGACTAGTTGGTAATACTCCCGTTCGAGCACAGGATTTTAATGATCTTGCGGGAGACTACATCAGTTCATCTGATGCGAATGCTCAATCTGTTGCTAGTGCTTTAACTGTTACTGGAGCTGCTTCTTTAAGTAGCACGTTAGCGGTTACTGGTATAGCAACATTTACTGCAGGCTCAATAAACAATAATGTAATAACACAATCTGGAACAGGTGCTGAAGATTTAACAGCAGTAGCTGCAGATACAGTGTGGGTTGCAGCAACAACTCAAGCAGGAGCTATTACATTACCTCAAGCAACAGCGGCTAACGCTGGTATGGTAATTAAAATACTAGCTGCGGCCGATTGGGCAACTTCAGAAGTTAAATTAGGATTTGCTAATGGAGGTAGTACAGTAATGTTTGGTATGTTAAATGTAGCTGCAAATAATGCTGCAGATGCAGTAGAAACTTTTCCTATTACAAACAATTCAAAAATACTTTCATTAGATGCGGATGATGTAACTGGTGCAGGTGGAGCAAAAGGTTCACAGTACACTTTTACATACATTTCAGCTAACTTAGTACATTGTGAAGCGTTTGGTAAAGTTACAACAGGAACAGTAGCTCCTGATGCTGCTTCAACATCAGCAACAGGTATATAATAATTAATTAATTTTTTTAAAATAGAAAACAAATGGCAATTTACGGACATAATTTTCACGTATTCATTGGGGACTACGATAGTGGCTCTAGTGAAACTTTAGCAGACTTAGCGGCATCAGCAACAGCAGGTGCAGGTGAGTTTGGTGTGGCTGATGAGTATGGTACTCTATTAGCTGCAACTGCATTAACTTCAGGAGACAAATTTAGAGTGGTACAACCTCATCAAGATGGTAGTATTCGTTCTACACCTCTTCTTGACTTTGATGATATAGTACGAGTTAAAGCAATAGCAGACTCATCATCAGAAGCTTTTCAAGTTTCTAATATTGGGTATACTGACGTTAACACTGGTAATTCAGTTGACGCTATAAACTCTAATCGTTACTCTTTACGATTACAATTTATTAATGACACAGAGATTTACTCTGAGCAAAAAGATCAATATTTCTTTGAGTATGTGTCTGATGCAGACGCAAAGCAAATTGAAATTGTAAATGGTATTGCTCAAAAAATGGGTAAAATGGCTTTTGCTGACGGTTCTACAGTAGGACCTAACAGAGCTAAGATCTCAGTTCAACGTTTTTCAAAAGCTTCTACTGAAGTAGATACTGCTAACTCTACAACTTTAGCATGGACTCGCGGTTCTGATCAAGTTGTTGCAAGTGGTGCTAACCACGAATTGACTGCAGGTTTATACCTTCGTCAAACTGCTGGTGTAGGCGTTCCTGTATATAAGATTAAAGCAGTTAACGGTGCAAACATTACTTTAGACATGCCTTCTCAAGAAGGTGCTGCTGCTGCTGCAGATTCTAAGTCTCTTACAGCTGCAGTTGTTGAAGCTGCAGATGCAGGTCTTAAATTTGTAGCTTTAGCTGCATACCACAAAGTAGGTTTATATCCTTATCACGTAGTTTCTTTTGAGTATCAATTGGACGGATGGGCTAACACTACTTCTGATACAAGTACAGCTTCTGCAAAAGGTAACACTAACGGTGAGGCTATTGCAGATATGGAATGGTTTGGATTATCTCAAGATACTCCTGGAGGAGCTTCTTTTACAGGTACTGGATTCCCTAGCGCACAATCTTATGCTGAATTACAAGCAAAAGATGGTACAGACTATGATGTAATGGTTATCGAGTATGCTCTTTCTGGAGCTAACCAACCACATGCAATTGCTAATGGTGGTAAAGTTAAAGGTACTATCGTTGTAGCTTTTGAAGCTGGTTCTGCAGGTGTTGCAGCAGACTTTGAAGATTTATTTAATAACGCAACAGGTGCAGGTACTGCATTAACTAGCGACTAATAAATAATTTTATTATATAATTAAAGGGCAGGCAGCTTTCTGTCTGCCCTTTTTTAATTACTGTCCATGGCCTTAGATTTAAAAACAACAATACATACAGAGAACGATTGCAAAACTTTAGTAATCACAGACATAACTAAACCTAGATCTAGCGCAAATATAAATGGTTGGGGAGGACAAAACGCTTCTCCTAATCTAGCCAAGATTAATTTAGTTTTAACTATTATTTACCCTATTATTGACGGAGAGGATCTTATACCAGTTCCTATAAGTTTTCCTTTAACAGAAGATACTTATGTAGAAAGCACAGTAGGAGGAGTATACTCTAATGATTTTTGGGAGTTTGACGGGCCTAATCGTATAGACGATTTTATATTCAAAATTGATATGCGAGATTTTTTACCTATGTTAAATTCTTATTTAGCATCAAATCTTATTTTAGATTCTTCTGGATCTGCACTTCAACTTAATGAAGAGATTTTTATAGATAATGTTTATCAAGTAAAAATTAATATAACTAATGCAGATAATAGTGAAATTATAAATGAATTTGATTTTTGTTTTGCAAATACTTGTACAATACAAGAAAAGGTGGATTTAATGTATTCTTCTATAGATGTGTTTTGTGAAGACTGCGATAGAGCGGATGTAGAAACTGCTTTGTTAGCAGAATCTTTATTAGAAGAACTAAAAAATAGTTGTGAGAATGGCGAAGCCTAATTCGTACATACCACAGGTAGATGATTACTGTCCTCACGTAGAGGACATGTATGCATGGTATAATGCGCATGAACAAGATGCTCAAGATGTGTTAAGTGGTTGGAGAGATGCAATTATAAAGTATGCACATGGATTAGATACAGAAAGTATTTTAACAACTTTAAACTCTGACCAAACTGCTTATAGTTTTAAAATTAGAGTTCCTGTTGTATTTCATTTAATACATATGGGGGAAAAAATAGGTACAGGAATGAATCTAGATTATCGTTTTGTACCTTATATTTTAAACCTACTTAATAATAAAATTAATAAAACTGCAGAAGTATCCGAGAGTTCTCACGGAAATAAACCTTCTTTAAATATTAATTTTTTACCTGCAAGAATAGACGAAAATAAAAATATATTAACAGAGCCTGGATTAAATAGAATTGATGGTTCTGACTTATCTTATAACGTTTATAATCCTATACAAGATTCTGTTAAAAGTAGAGACTATGTTAGAGAAGGTGTGTCTCACAGACAGTTTAGATCAGACATTCCTGTTCCAGGGATACCTGAAACAGAAATAAAAGAAAGATTTGGATGGGACACAGATAGATTTTTTAATATATATTTAGTTAACTGTTTAAACGATAAACCTTTAAAGGATATTCAATCACTTTATGGGTCATCTACACTTCCTTTTATTAATGAGCACTCAGGACAAGATAATTTATTTGGTATTGTTTTTCCTATAAAATCTTTAGGTATTCCTCACACAAGAGGCTTAGTATTTAATTATATAGCTAATGGAAAAGAAGTTTTATCAAAAGTTAATTATGGAGGAAAAGAAGAAGGAAAATATTTTGAAACTGTAAATAAACTAGAAGGAAATGCTTTATTACATAATATATTACATTGCTTTGGTCTTATAGATTTACACTTTCCTGCATTAAAAGGCGGATGTCCTGGAACTGATGGTGCAATATATAATAGTATTGATAAGGGAGGAAGTCTTTCAGAAATACCTGTAAGTTACACGCATAGATACGTAGAAAACCCTAAAGTTATTAATACTTGTTTATTAGAAAAAATAGACTACGTAGATTCGCAGGCTGTATCTAATATATTTTTAACACCAGGTAACATTTCTCCTGACATTTTTGAATACGATAATGGTAGAGGAAATCTTTTTATACAATTTAAATATACAGAGAAACTAATATTTAGAGATATAGAAATAAATAACTATACTTTAAAGCAAGGAGATGAAATAAGATATACAATAACTGATCGAGATAAAATAAAAGAGATTTTAAATTCTACAGGACAGGCTAAGTTTTTAAATATGGAGCCTATGCCTGCAGATAATGACGGTATTGTTGTTGATCCTACTCCTCCAGAAGAAATACCACTTCCTGAAATAGGGGATTATACTTTAGGGGGTATTTATATGGGGTTGATAACTCCAGACACAGTAGCATCAAATCCTACTGCGCATTTAACTGTACCAGCAGATGAGCGTCTTTATGAAACTGAGCATACTCACGGATCTCTTAATGAGCCTTATTTGTTAATATGTGCTGTTCAAAATAAAGTTGATGCTTATAATTCTAATATAGAAAATAGCCCTATGATAGGTATTAGGGGTGACGCTAGGACTTATACACATAATTACCCATCTTACATAGCACCTGCACGTCCTAGTAATCTTCCAATGTATACTAATGGATATTCTATAAAATACAATCATTTGCCGTGGTTAAATATGTCTGAAGACCAAATAGGTGTTTTATATAATTTAGATGATACTACTTTAGTTCAACGACATTACCAATTTTTAAGAATTCATAATCCTAATCATTTTGGAGTAATAGATGTTTTAGGGGAGTGGGATTTACCTTGGGTAAATGAACTGCAAGTAGCTATAGCAAATGCTGGACCAAGTGGTAGTGTTCTTTATAATAATATTAATTTAGAATCTGTTATAGATCCAGACGGTAATTATGGGCAAGGAGGTAATCCGCAGGGTTATAATGATATTTGGTGGATAGATCCAAGATCCTACGGCTCGTGGGGTGACAGTGACAAAGTTAGTTATTTTGTTAAAAATAGTAATGATTCTATGGATCCAGTAACGTATGCTATGGGTGTAAGTCCTCATAATCTTCCAGCTAATACAACATTAGCTGTGTACGATGATATGACAATTATGGATTATATAAAATATCCAGAAAACTTTCAGGACTATTATGGTGTACAGGATAATGTTTCTTTTTATACAGTAAAAGGCAGTGAGAATCTTCCTTTTGTACACAGACTGTTTGTAAAAAGACTACCTTTAAATGTTTATCAATCCCAAATGAATTTAACATCTCGTTCAAGGGCAGCTGCTAGAAATCGAAGTAGATATGGTACTGTTAGTGTTGAACACACTAACTTTATAGAAAGTGCAATAGATCAAGTGGGGCATGATGAGTTTAGAGTAAAAAGCATTGATGTTTCTTACGAAGTTTCGTTAGTGAAAGATGATCGAATAAGATTAAATAATATAACATATAAAACTAATTTTGAAGCAGAGGAACCCCAACCTTTTGATAAAACAATTAATCACCCTATGCACCACAGTTTTCTTTCTTTTGATATTAAAGAATTGAATTCTGTAGAACTTACATATATTAGATCAGCATTTGCAATTAGCTATGTGTTACATAATTTATCAAGTTCAAATGTGTATAATGGTATAGGATGTGACTCTGGAGGGCTATTAGCAGAATATGATACAATTATAGATTCAGAAAAATATGAAAATACTTCTGGAATTAAACTTGAAAAAACACTTGACGACATAAGAGTTTCTTCTAGATCTCAAATG